AATAGCGGGTTTTCGCTGGTATAAACCCTACAGATTCTAAGGATAACAGTGTCAAATAGGCACGTCATCATGCAGCTGTACCTGCTGGTGAGGCTGGCTCTGCTGGCTCTGCTGGCTCTGCTGTACCTGCTGTACCTGCTGTACCTGCTGCTGTCTCTGCTGTCTCTGCTGTCTCTGCTGTCTCTGCTGTCTCTGCTGTCTCTGCTGGCTCTGCTGTCTCTGCTGGCTCTGCTGTCTCTGCTGCTGTCTCTGCTGGCCCTGCTGGTGAGGCTGCTGGCCCTAGGGTTCTGAGACCCCCCCCCTCGCTCAGATTCTGCGGGTGCCTCTATAACAGTAGTCCCCCAGAGACCGAGAACATCAGTTCCAAAAAAATAAAAAATTTTACATAGAACCGTTGCACCAACTGCACCAACTGCACCAACTGCACCAACTGCACCAACTGCACCTCAGTAACTTGACCCACGATCTTCAACTGGTATACTCACAATAAACCCATCGCAGCACAGACCAGCACCTCGATCAAGCAGACTGGAGAGATATTCAAATGGAACTGATACAAGAGACCAGTGTTCCTCACTGGTTACAACCCCCTAAGAAAGACACAAGTACCGAGTACAATGAATGGACTTGGGAGGAAACCCTGCGCCGGTTATCTTCTGGTGAGCCACTCTCTGCTATATGTAGGGATGAAACAATGCCTGATTATGGTCGGTTCATGCGATGGATACACAATGGTAAGCACCCTGAGAGGAAGGAACGGTATCGTGATGCTCAACAGTTAGCGACAGAGTTCCATGGTGATTCGATGCTGGAGGAGATGGACAGTCAGTATGATGAGAATGGACTGCCTAAAGATCTGGGGTGGCAGCAGGAGAGGAACAGGACCAGGAAGTTCCTAATGGCATCATGGAATAAGGACCGGTACAGTGAGAAGAAGGATGTTGCGAAGGTGGAGGTGAATATGGGTACATTAGCACTCGATGCGCTGCGTAAGCGTGAGATTGACGTTACGCCTGAGTTGGAGAGTAATTCAATGGTATTGGAGCATGATGATGAGTAAAGGTAGCAAGCAGAGACCGGTGGATAAGAAGAAGTTCGATGATAACTGGGACAAGGTGTTCAAGAAGAACCGTCGTAACGATAACGACTTTGGTGTGCTGCATGGGAAGAACGAATGTCCCAAGTAGATCAGAACGTCTTTATGGAGTGGGTGGATCGTTATCGGGATCATCCTACTCTGTTCGTGCAGGAGGTGCTTGGGGTAGACCCCGATCCATGGCAGAAGGACTTTCTGGAGGCGATAGCTGCGGGTAATCGTAAGGTTACCGCGAAGAGTGGGCATGGTGTGGGGAAGTCAACTGGTTCGTCGTGGGCGATGTTATGGTTCTTTATGACCAGAGCGCCGGTTAAAGTGGTGGTGACGGCACCGACAAGTGCGCAGCTGTTCGATGCGATGTTTGCCGAGCTGAAGAGGTGGATACAAGCCATGCCTGCTCCACTACAGTCTCTGTTGACGGTGAAGAGTGATCGTGTGGTCTTCAACGCAGCACCCGATGAGATGTTCATATCGGCTCGAACGAGTCGTGCAGAGACACCAGAAGCACTACAGGGGATTCACTCAGAACACGTTATGTTGGTGGCAGATGAAGCGTCGGGTGTACCAGAAGCGGTGTTTGAGGCTGCTGCTGGGTCGATGTCCGGACATAGTGCGGTGACACTACTACTGGGGAACCCCACACGGTCCAGTGGGTACTTCTATGACACGCACAACAGACTGGCTGATGAGTGGGAGTGTTTTACTGTATCGTGTAAAGATAGTCCACGGGTGAGTGATGAGTACGTGGAGGAGATGGCGAGTCGCTACGGGGAGGACAGTAATGCGTTCAGGATACGTGTACTGGGTGAGTTTCCAAGAGCTGATGACGATACGATAATCCCTATGGAGCTGCTGGAGGCGGCCCGTGGTAGGGACGTGGAGGGGAGTGACACAGCGGATATGGTGTGGGGACTGGACGTGGCTCGGTTCGGTAACGACTGTAGTGCGCTCTGTAAGAGGAAAGGGAACGATGTACCAGAGCCTGTGAGAGTGTGGAGGAACTTGGACCTGATGCAGCTTACTGGTGCTGTAGTGGCTGAGTATAACGCGCTACCCACCAGTGAGAGGCCGGCGGAGATACTGGTGGATAGTATCGGTCTGGGTGCAGGTGTTGTGGACCGGCTGAGGGAGCTGGGGCTGCCTACCAGAGGGGTGAACGTGAGTGAGTCACCTTCTATGGGGGAGACCTACCGTAACCTGAGAGCCGAGCTGTGGGGTAAGGCGAAAGGGTGGTTGGAGCACAGGGACTGCAAGCTGCCTAATGATGAGCGGCTAATCAATGAGCTGGCGACGGTTCGGTATAAGTTCACCTCCAATGGGAAGATGCAGGTGGAGTCGAAGGATGAGATTAAGAAGAGAGGGTTGAAGTCACCGGATCTGGCAGACTCGTTTGTTCTCACTTTCGCTGCCGATGCCGCCACGGGTCTATATGGAGTGTCTGCGTCAGGTGGGTGGAATAAACCTCTGAGGAGGAACCTGCAAGGGATAGTTTGACTTTGACGTGAAGGGGTAGCATAATCGTTGTAAATATCTGACCAACGGGTTGATTTATGGCGATTACCACCTACGCAGAACTGCAGACAAGTGTTTCCGATTTTCTTAATCGGGACGATCTCACGTCTGTAATACCGACATTCATTGACCTTGCTGAAGCGCAGATACAGCGTGACATTAGGCATTGGAAGATGGAGGTTAGATCTTCAGGCCAGCAGAGTTCGGGTGATCGCTTCATGCAGATCCCAGCTGATTGGTTGGAGACACGCAGGTTCCATTTGACAGGTGATGGTACTCATGTACTGAACCTGGTGTCAGCCGACACCATGGCAGACAAGCGGCAAGGCTCTGATGATGTTGCTGGTAGACCTGCTGATTACATGCTCTCAGATGGTCAGTTCGAGTTGTACCCTACACCCGACGCTGACTACGACCTGGAGCTGTTGTATCTTGCTAAAATCCCCGCGCTGAGTGATTCCAACACAAGCAATTGGTTGCTGAGTGAAGCACCTGATGTGTACCTGTATGGTTCACTGGTACACTCAGCTCCTTATCTCCAAGAGGATGATCGACTAGGTGTGTGGGCGCAGTTGTACGGTGCTGCCGTTGAAAGGGTTGTTGAACTGTCCGATAAGGCCAAGTGGAGCGGTTCGGGTTTAAAAATGAAAAATAGAGGACTGGGTTAATGAGTTACAGTGATTACTTAGAGAACAAAGTGCAGGCGCATGTTTTTAGCGGAACTGCTTATACTTCCCCAACACTATACGTTGGTTTGTTTACTTCTGCTACTGCTGACGATGGATCGGGTACAGAGGTAAGCGGCGGGGCGTATGCGCGTCAGGCCATGTCGATGAGTACAACAGGTGACTCCAGTACCAATAGCGCCGCAGTTGAGTACCCGACAGCTACCGCTTCGTGGGGTACTGTTACTCACATGGCGATCTATGATGCTGCGAGTGGAGGCAACATGCTTGCACACGGTGCGTTGACTGCCAGCAAGATTATTGATTCAGGGGACGTGTTTCGCTTTCCATCTGGTGATGTGGATATTACGTTGAGCTGATGTTATACGGTGTCTACAAATATAGCGTAGGCGCATACTCCACTGCTGATCTGGAGGAGGGGGCGGTTGCGATTGTAGCTACCTCCACTGTCACCGCCGAAGGGGCGCGAGAAGCTAACGCGGCAGTAGCTGTAACCGTTACCTCTTCTGTTGGTGCTGAAGGTGAGCGGGTTAAACTCGGTTCGGTGGCGATAGCTGCGACCTCTTCTGTTGGTGCTGAAGGTGGGCTGATCAAATTCGGTGGGGCCAGTTCTATCACTTCAGCAGGCGCGGTACTGGTCACAGGTCGTGTGAAATGGGAACCTTACGATGAGGCTACCGACACATGGACTCCTGAAGCAGAGGCTACCGACACATGGACTCCTGAAGCAG